CCGGAATATTCCAGAATGATTGTAAATTAGAGTTAGGTCCAGAAGGAGCTAATTTATATTGGACATATCCATTTTGATCTACATGTTTATAGACAGTGATTGGACCGTGAATGTATTTACCATCTTGTCTATGTACATTGACTACTTTTGAGTTAGGCATTGATTCAGCTCTTTCAAGCCGTAAGTTACGAGAATGTTCTTGTCTCTGCTTAGATAATTCTGCTCTTCCATCACGTTTTTCTTCTGGAAATAATCTACTTTCAAGATCTATTTTCTCGTATGAATCTGTTTCAGGATTAAAATACACGGTAGATTTCCATTTTCCACTTCTTCCACCTTGAGTCTGTTCTTTAGTAAGAGGTCGATAAGTATTATTTTTTCCTGTCCATTCTTCCACAGCTTTCCAGTAAGCGTCCATATTAAACTTTCTTAGATCAGGTGTGAAAAAATTCATATCAATTCGATCACCGGGTTGAATTGGAAAATCTTCTGGTTCTGGTCTAGGACCGGGATGAATTTCATGGTATCCTTTCTCAGTATAGATATCACTTAACCTTTTCTCTTCGTTAATAAGTTGCTGATCTTTAGATATCTCTACCTCACCATCATCTCCATCACCCTCATCTGGTCTAATAGGTAAACCTCCGGGATTTCCCTCCTTTCCTCCTGACTTAATATATTTCTTATCTGGCTGTGTGAATGTTAAGTTTTGGTTCTCTGGTAATTGTCCAGTCAACTTTTCAGTTACAATACCACTCAATCGAAGACCATCTATCGCATTAATCTTAGCTTGATGTAAATCACTAGAATTTGTTTTGAATCCGATCAATCTATGGAATCCATTGAGCTCTTCATTAAACAGTATAGCTTCATTAGCAAGACTCTTTGTTGGTAATGCTTTACCTACTTGTGCTAACTGCCAATTTATCAATTGTTCAGCTGTATGATTAGGCATGTAGTGGGCTATCTGATGATATATATAAGGTATCTGGCCTTCTCCACTTTCTACAAAAGCTAAAAGTTGTTTAAATTCTTTTGAATCTGGACCTAAACTTGGTATATAATATCTTGTTCCTACAAGTAGCTTACCTTCATCTAAACTACTAGTCTTGGTTTTAAGTATGCTTGCTAATTCTTCTCCTTTCTTCTGATTAAATTTCTCCATATATATAGTTTTAGAACTATACCCAGTGTCCATCTTCAAGAAGTCTCTTACTAAATCTGCCTTACGGAATTCTCCACCCTTTTTTGAGTCTCCGGGAATATAGTCATCATCATCTAATCCTAAATACCATTTAATGTGACCCATTGCTTGATCGAATGCTTGGTCAGCAGTAACAGGCTTACCGTTAATCGTACCTTTAAGTGCATCCTTAAATGCTGTATCGAATCGGTTTAGGAGTTTAGGTTCTAAATGACTTACAAGAGTATTATTCTTATCCTCTATTGCATTCGCTTTTAACGCATCTTTAATCAAATTCTGAATAGTTAAATCACGACCCGGTTCACCATTTGGTGTTACCCATCTATGGGTTAAACCTCTCGCTTTAATAAAACCTTGATTTCCCTCCCAATTTGGATGAGCAGCTAGTCGTCTTAAACTATCCATAGACAAGAGCTTGGTGTCTGAAGGTAATATCGGATCACCATTATCTAACTTTGTTAGAGCCTTTTGTACTAGTTCTTCCTGATCGGTAAAAATTAATTGATTATAGAGATCACTTAGGAATGGAGATAAGCCATTTTCTGAGACTGATTGTGTTCCATCAATAGCTGCATATTGTGTCTGAAGACTCATCAGCATTGCCAGTACTGCTTCCTCTCTTTCTTCCTGAGTCTTATCTTGAATCTTTATTGTATTAAAGAGATAGTTATATAGTTTTCCACCTTTTGCAAAATCTTGTTGAGTCTTATATATAAATTGGTTTCCTTTGGTTGCAGCTATCTGTGCCTCAGCTCTAACCCTAGCTGCAGCTTGACGTCCAAATTCAATTACAATATTATTATATCTATGTTCATGACTATCCATTAAATTATCTTTGCCCGGAGATGGAGAGTCTTTAAAAATCTGAGCCAAAGCTTCTATTGATTCTATATCTCCATTCATCAATGCATTAACAATTAATTTTTCTGCTTTATCCCATGCACCTAAGTGGCCTGCAGGGGTTATCCCATCTTCAATTACTCCTGAAGAAAGTCCTGCTAGTAATTTAGTTAAATCTTTATCTACTAGGAAGTTCTCCATGTGTAGAACTGCATCTCTGTTAGAAGCCGTAACATTATAAATGGTACGGTACTTCTTCATTATTTCTTCCTTAGCTAAACTATGAGCACCTGACTTAATTTCGCCAGTTTCTCGATCTACGTAATCATTGATCTGTTCTAATTCTAACAACTCATCACTGAATCCATCAATACCATTATCTTTAATTAATTTATCTAATGCGTTATTTACAAAGGCTTCCTTAACTATTGGTGGTACATTAGGATCATTATGTATATCTTTAGAGGAGAGATCTTTATTAAAATTTTTAATATGATACTTAGTAAAATCTTCAGCTAATTGACCATTTAATTGAAGAGCTACACTCTTTTTCCATAATCCTAACTTTCTTCTTGCATAAGCAACTTGGGCATGAGGAGATAGTTTAGCATAGGCATCAGCTTCTTCATATTTATACCCATTAATAAGCATCTTATATTTAGCTTTCAATTGGGCAGTATCAGTATCACTGGCCTCTTGTAACTTAGCTTCTAATTCTGCAACCTTTCTTGCTCTATCTTTTTTCTCTGCTTCAATACCTTCCTTTTCTTTTTTCTTTATACGTTCTCCGTATAGAAAAGGTATCGCACCACCTTCACCACTTACTATTCGGTCAGATCCAAATTTGTCACCTACAAGTAAATCAGTACCTTTGTCAATATCCTCAAGAATTTCCTTTTCTTTATTATTGATAAAGGTTTTACGAGCTCTTACATTTTGTTTTTGGAGTGCTAAGTTATACCTACCGGCAGACCTTAGTCTTTCAATGTTTTCTTTGTATGTCATCAGTTCAATCCTTGAACATAAGTAGAACGAGTGATATCGGATCCATCGAAATTCTGCGGATTAAGATATCTATTAGCAGAACTGATGTCACCATCTAGCTTCATCCCTGTATCTTTAGCTGCTGTAATTTTATGGAATCCATAAGACATCAAAGCTGAACCTGCTAAGTCTAACATCAATGATGCATTAGAAGGCATACCTTCCAATTCTGGTGCAGGAGGTGTGAATCCCGGTACTGGTGGGTGTTTTACTTTCTCATATAATTTATCAATTTTACTCATACTATCAATTCTCTTTCCTTCAAATTTCAAATCTGCTGTTTCTTGCTTAAGCAGTAATCCGTTCAATTCCTTAGCTATTTCAAACCCTTTAGTTTTAGCACTCTTACCAGCTCTTCTAGCTGCTGTCGCACCAGTTTGAGTACCTGCATATTCATTTTCATACATTTTAACAATAGCATCTTGCTGCTTGAAAGCACTCTTAGCAAAGGCAGTATCAAGCTCTTGATCCAATTGTTTCCATTGTTCCATCATAGCTTTAAAGACACCTTCTTGTTCTACTTCACTAGCTAGAACATCATTATTATATTGAGCATTATCAAGTTTAACTTCGTTAATGTAATTCTGATTTTCATAATCAAACTGCTTGAGACGCTGCCTATTTCTAGCAAGAGCCCCATGTTGTTTTGTTCGATGTGCGCCTACCTGCCCTGCGGCTTGTACTGCGAACATCCCTGCTGATACTGGATCGCACACGGCAAAATTCTATAAAGGTTAATTGGTTAGGACCATGTTTAAGTTCCCTTAAGAACTTGAATCCTAAAAACTTTAGAAGTTTTAGATGAGCGGTATTCCGTTTATCTACAATATTCCAAAGGAGTTTTTCTTTTCTACTTTCTATAAATCGTTTAGCTTCACGTGCAAAGGTGAAGGGGTATTCATGTATTGCTGGAGTGCAAAGCATCCATACCTTTCCATCTTCCTGTACTCCGGCTAATCCGGCAGTCTTGCCGTTAGGCACTTTGAAGTAAACTGTGTCTCCATAGAATGCAACTAGAGGAAGATGGAGAAGTGGAAAGTGACCATGACCTTCATACACTTCTCTATAATCATCCTCTCTAAGATTAGAAGCCACTTCAATAGCAGCTTCCATTGTAATTGGGTGAATGTAATTAGACACGTTGATAGTATCTTGGTGAGTAATCTCCCTCCCAGTTCATTGAAATAAGAGTAGATGGAGATGGGTGATTAGATTTTAAAAGAACAGTTGTATTTACATTTCTATCATATATTGGGATAGTATGTACATAACCGTCTGAAATAGTGGATGTACTAGCATTAACATTATCCCATTCTAATGATTCAACTGTATAAGTATAATCATCTCTTCCTCTTCTTTTAAGTGTAACATCTATAACACCTACATCCGAAAAATCAAAGTTCATTCTGTGTAGAATTAAAGATCCTCTAGTTTCAGTTTTTGTTTGTTGACCTTCGGATCTAGTTAGAAAGACTTTGGGTAGTTCTATTTCAAACTCATACTCATATCCTACTATCAGATCTGTGTTAACTGGACTACCATCTTTAGTTGAAGTCTTCCAATTTCCCGGTAATGTAACTGTTTCACTTGGAGCTGTACCAGTTATAGCAGATGCTGGTATATCATAACTCTTACCTCTCGCATCACTATCTGTAACACAATAAGCTGTTAAAGTTCTAGAACTATAATAACCAGACCCTAATGTAAACGTAGAAGTATCAGTTGCACCTACATATGTTATATCACCTGTTGCAATTGTTTTCTTAGTATCTAGATATACCTATTTACGTCTGGGTCATCACCTATCAAATCTGTATCTGATTTTAATTTTATGTCAAATTTTTCTAGTGTATATGTAGAGCCTGTATTCAATATAGCATAATATACATCATCTAGTAAAGCTTGAAAGACAACATTGTTAGGCATAGTCCATCTAAACCATGCAGATTGTATTCTTTCACCCTTTTGGGTAAAATACTTATGTCCCCATACTTCGTTTGTTGCGGTATGAAGAGTGCTATCTACAGAAAACAGAAGTAAATTATTTTCATTTGATTCTCCAATCAATGTAGTATTAGATGGAAACAACTTAGCTATACCCTTACTTTGTTCTGATACTTGTGGTTCTTCTCTAGTACTTATACTGCCCATTTCATAGAAACGTGCATTCTTTGCAGTACTATTAATCCATCCAATAGTAGTCCCTAATGAAACTGGTGTTGTGTCTGGATTAAAAGCATAAGATGATAAGTAACTGATCTTAGCAGTCTCAGGAGTAAGCAAAGCTTCTGCACCTGAACTTAACAAGAACTGTTCACTAGCACTGAATATAACTAACCCACCAGTTGATTCAACTGCATCAAATAATTTAGTTGGATAAGTAGAACTGGATTGTAAATCAATAGGATCAGCATTAGAGATAGCCATAGCTGTCTTAACCCAGAAACTATAAAAATCATTAACTCTTGATAATATTACATTTTCATTACTTAATAATGCTATTCTGTTTCTAAAGAATAACATCTTTTGTATTGGGTTTCCTACAAATGAAGGTAGTGAGTTAGTTACATCATCACCTACATCACGTTTACCCCAATCAGGATAATCAAATTTAAAGGCACCATTAGTATAATTTCTACTAGCTCCACCATTAATAGCATATGTCCCAGCAAGCACTCTAGTGAGCTTCAGAGGCATCGTATCATCATCTAGCTCTATTTGTATACCCGGTTCACATACCTCTTCCCACACGCCCTCTCCGTAACGAGCTGGCTGGAATGTAACTGTCTCTCCTGAACTGATTGTACCAGAAGCTGAATCTGTAATAGTAAATGTATTAGTAGTTACACTAGCAATGGTGTAGTATCCATCTGTAGCAGCTCCACTAGTAAAGTCTGCAAGCACTTGGTCGCCATTACTTAAACCATGTGCTGTAGCAGTTATAGTAACTGTTGTACCTGATCTAGCATAGGTACCTGTTTGGGAGATTTCTGCTGCAATACCTTCAGCTTGAAACTTAAGGTAATAATCATCCATATCTTCACCACTATTTACAATACGAACGTTGTAACCATGACGACAAGTACGAGGTAAATCAGCTATATTATTAGCTTCACTAGTTATAACATTTAACAAAGATTTCTCAGGTGATGTTATACCAAATGGAGTAGCTCTATATAAATGTAACCCATTACCTACGATTGTACAAGTTATACCTGTACCACTAATAGCATCGAGTGCTGTTTTTAAATCACCTAAAATACCACCAGAAGATACATGTTCTTCATTATTGGAAGACGTAGGTGCTGGTCTAACCATAGCTATATTAGCTCTGGAAACTATATTCACATGACTTTTAATAGTAACTGTAGTTGTTACACCCTTCTGCGAAGTATATTGATGAGTATCATCTGTTTCCCAACCTTCTCCTCCAAACTGTAACTTAGCATATGGTTGGTATGAATCATGATACTCATAACTAGTATCTACTGGAGCAGTAGGTTGTGGAGTACATCTCGTATCCATCTCATATCTTAAATTACTTCTACCACGTGGGATACTTAAATTACTGGTTGATATAGTACCAGAATCTCCATGAGTAATAGTAAAGGTATTAGCATCTGCTGCTGTAGCTACAGTAAATGTACCGTCTGCAGCACCTCCACTGGTGAAATCAATTGTAACTGATTCTCCAACTTCATAACCATGGTTCGATACTGTTCCTGTTACAGTAGTACCAGACCTGACATAGGTTCCAGTTAGTGCAGCTGTAGTAGGAGGTGAAGTTGCACCTATCCCTCTACCAGCATTAACATTAACTGTCTCTCTACCCATTCCAGAGCAGTCACCATTCGATGAACCACTATAACTAATGTTCTCGTCTACTACTATACCTGTAGCACGTGTATAAGTATAAGTTGTATTATCTGAAGGGTCATATATATCTAATGCATATTGTTTACCATAAGCTATACTATCAAGTTCTATATAAGCTTCATTAACTCTTGGAGGAGATAAGAATGGAGCTGTTGTTTTCATTGCTGTATTCTTACGCCTATTGCAGAAAAATGTAGTTTCATTAATAGTCATAACCTGTATATCAGAAGACTTCTCATCTGATAAAGCAGAATTATTTAAGTAAGTAGCTTGGTTTGTTCCAGTAACACTTGCATAATCAACGGGTATCGAAGCACCATCACTGCATCTCCAAACGGTAACAACACCATCATTTGCAACTTGTCCAATATATTGCTCTTCATCTGTTGTATATATAGTGAACCATTTAGTATGTGATCCTGTATTAACAGCATAGGTTTTACTATCTCCATATGGATTACTAGTTGTTGTAATGTCTTTGACTAAAGAACTCCCCGGACGTTTTGTTAATTGAGTAACAACATCAGGTACTCCATTCACCAAGTCAACTAACATTCCATTAGATTTTTTTTCGTCAGGTAACGTTGAGATACCTAAAACATAATTGCTTATTTTTTGTGTGACACTTGACATTATCTTCTAAGAGATTGATAAGGTTTATAAGATTGATAAGCTGATTCATCAGGCCAACCCATATAGTTATGGTCACCTTGATTGCATTCATATTCCATACAGCCAGCTCTTGCTTGACCTTCAAATGTTGCTAACATTTTCTGTAGTGTTTGGTTAGATACTAATTGTACAGCTGCTCTACCTGAAGCTTTATATATTATATATCTTTGGAATGGTGTAGGTATATCTTCAAAGTTTAATAGTCTCACTTTGTTTACATAAAAGTATTCATTATCTGGATATTCAAATGTATGATTTACTCTATCATATAATTTCCAAATACCATCACTTGTATCCTTCCTTCTTACAAAGTCACGAGTTTTATCCCATGAATCTTCATTATCTATACGGAGAACATCTGATTCTATTATGATTTTATCATCAGCTCCTACTGTTTCTTTTATGTGGTATTCTATATTAAATTGCCAGCCTTCATTCTGTACATCTTGGTTAGATTCTTTGAGCAGATTATATATGAATGATATCTCAGGGTTTGCAAAGTCTAATCCTGATATAGGAGACTGACCTATACTACCAAGAATCGCATTGACTGCGGATAGTTCGGTATCGATATCAACGGTTGTGGTAGTCATAGTTAAGAATTATAAATAAAAAAAAGGGAGG